CAGTAGAATAGTTAATAAAATTGATAAAAGTAAGACTTCATCTACTGGAGAATTTAAAACTGAAGAACCATCATTGATATTATATGATATGTTGATGTCAGCTAAAAACTGTAAAATTGTTTTACTAACTGGAACACCTATTATTAATTATCCAAATGAAATTGGAATTTTATTTAATATTATAAGAGGATATATCAAAACATGGCATATCCCAGTTAATGAAACTAGAGAACTTAAAGAAAGAATCACAGTTGAAATGTTACAAAAAATTTTAATTAAAGAAAAACACCTTGATTATATATCTTACAATTCTAATATACTTACAATTACCAGAAATCCACTCGGTTTTACTAATAGTGTTTACAAAAATGAATATAAAGGAGTTAAACTTGACAATAAAGGTGACATCATTGAAGATGGTGTATTTATTGATAATATTATTAAAACTCTTACTAAAAATAATATTGAATGTGTTAAATCAAACATAAAAATAGTTTTAACAAAAGCATTACCCGACACATTAGATGAATTCAATTCTAAGTTCATTGATTCAGATAAAGGTGATCTTAAAAATATAGATATTTTTAAAAGAAGAATTATTGGATTAACCTCTTACTTAAATGATAAAGAAAATCTTATGCCTTCATATGACCCTTATAAAGACTTTTACCCTGAACGTATCGAAATGAGTGATTATCAATTTGCAAAATATCAAGAAGTCAGAAACGCTGAAATTACTAAAGATCAAAATAAAAAAAGAAATAATCTTTTTAAAGATAGTTCATCATCATATCGTATATGGTCAAGATCATATTGTAATTTTGTTTTTCCAGAAGAATTTCCAAGACCTTTCCCAAATGAAGGTGGTGTTATTGAAAACGTACAATCTGTTACTAATGAAGATGATGTTGACGGTTTATATGATGAAGACAGAGTTCAAAATCCTAATGCAGGTATATCAGAAGATGATGTACAAAAACCTACTGCAATTCAAATTACATATAAGCAAAAATTAAAAGATGCTTTGGATTTTTTATCTGTTAATGCAGATAGATTCTTATCTATTGAATCTCTAGAAAACTATAGTCCTAAGTTCTTGAAAATACTTCAAAATATACTTAATACTGAAAATTTAGGCTTACATCTATTATACAGTCAATTTAGAACTTTAGAAGGAATCGGTATATTTTCACTCGTTTTAAAAGCTAACGGCTTTATACAATTTAAATTGAAAAAAAACTCATCTGGACAATACATTTTAGATATACCAGAAGGTATTATTGTTAATCAAAGAATGTTTGCTCTCTATACTGGTACTGAAAGTGAAGAAGAAAAAGAATTAATTAGAAATATATACAACGGTGATTGGAACTTACTTCCAAATAATCTTGCACTTCAGCTACAAAAAGTTTCCAAAAATAATAATATGGGTGAAATCATTAAATTAATTATTATTACTGCATCTGGAGCAGAAGGTATCAGTTTAAAAAATACTAGATTTGTACACATTATGGAACCATATTGGAATCCTGTTAGAACAGAACAAGTTATAGGAAGAGCACGTCGTATATGTAGTCACCAAGACTTAGAAGAACCCTTAAGAAACATTAAAGTTATACTTTATATGATGAAATTAAGTGAAAGTCAAAATAAAGGAGCATCAAATCAATTAAAAAGATTTGATCAAAGTAAAAAAGATAAATCTAATAAAATACCTTTAACTACAGACGAAAATTTGTATGAATTAGCAAGTAGAAAACAAGATATTCATAAACAATTATTAAAATCTATTAAAGAAACAGCTATTGATTGTGCTATACAATTTAGATCTGATAATAGTGAAAAATTAGAGTGTTATTCATTCTCTGGAGAAGATGACCCTAATGTTTACTCATATAGACCAAATGTTTCTCAAGAAGAAACAGATAAAGCTGTACAAGAACTTAACGTAAAAGAAACTCTTTTTAAAGCTAGAGTATATAAAGCTGATGGTAAGTCATTCGCAATGAAAATGGATGATAATGATAAACCAACAGGAATATTATATGATATCGACACTTTTAAACAAGCTAAAACAAATCCAAAAATTAGAATGTTACCAGTTGGTACTGTCAAAACTAATCCTGATGGAACCACATATATTGATTATAATTAACATAATATAAATATATTTATTAATTTATATTATGCAACCCGAACCAATGCAACCAGCTAACTCTGTCAATGATAATTATTTCTATTCATTGATGTTGAACTCATTTAATACTGCATGTAATCAATTTGAAACGGTATATTCAATACATTATCCCAAAAATGAATTTGTTAAGTCTATTATTTTTTGTGGTAAAAATTACTTTGATGAACAATACAAACGTTACATATTTACAGAAAATTATAAATTTCCTGAAATCAAATGGACACCTATTATGATTCCTATATGGAAAAATAATACATCTTTCTTTAATCATTTAATTAAAAATTACAATATAGATACTAATCTTTCAAATATTTATGGTCTTACACCATTACATATTGCATGCTTAAGAAAAGTTACTGAATATATTAAACCACTCATACTAAATGGAGCAAATATTTATTTACAAGACGAATATGGATATACTCCATTTGATTACTTACGTGGCTATCCTATTGATATTGAAGAACTTATTCATTTTTATCACATTGAGCAAAAATGGTCTCGACGAAAATATCTATTTTTATTACAAAAAAAAACTATTTATAATAATTCTTATTCATCAATTGTTTTATATAATAATGATTTAATATTATACATATCATCATATCTATAATTATTTATCCATACATCAATGATCTATTCTTTCTTGATAAATAAGGAAAAACTGTTTTTAATTTATTTTTTCTTGTTTTACGTTTTACTTTTGATCCACCGAAAATACTCATCTCACTAGAACGTTGTCTTTTTAATCTATTTAATTCATCTTGTTTTTCCCTTTCAACTTCACTTAAGTTTGTATTTTCTGAAATATCTAAACAATTAAAAAATATCTGAGATCTTTTAACATTAGCTGTTTTTTGAAATCTTAATGGTACACCTTTATCATACTTGAAAATAACACTATCTCCTATTCCTATTAAAGGTAATAAATAATTCATATAAAATCTTAAATACGTTTTTGAGTGTGAAATCCCTTGTATTTGATTAAAAAAACTGTTACGTATTATATATTTAATTTCTGAACTCAATGATAAATTTTCTTTAACTTTAGTTAATTTAGTATTTTTGTTTAATTTCCAAAAACTATCATTTATTTCAGTTTGTTTATAATTATAACTTTTCAATAATTGTTTAAATATATCATCATTAAAAAAATCTAAAGTTGTTTTTGTAACTTCATACCAAGAATGATGATAACATCCTACTAAATAAGCAATTGCTATATGATATATTTTATCTAATTCTTTAAAATCGCAAAAAAAAGCTAATTGTAAATATTTCCATGTTGATCCTGATATTCCTGTTTTTATATACTTATATATACCATTTTGTTCCGCTGTGTTTAATAATACATTATCTATACCACCCTTCATGTACCATTCTCTTATTTCTTTAATATTTGATTCTATAACTCCTTCTACACTTAATGTAAACTTACTAAAACCAGTTGTCCAAAATATACCCCCGTTTATCATACCATTTTTTACTAATTCTACATCAACTGCTTCTCTATATCTATTATTTTTAAGCATTTCAGTTTCATATTTTTTCATATACTCTCTCTCTCTAGAACTTAATTTTATATCTCTTTTTTTTGTATAATAATAATTGTTTATCTTAGTTCTTCCAATATTATTAAATATATTTGATAAAAAATCTTCTGTAATAACAATAGGTGGAATTTCTTGTTCTGGTTTGACTTGTATTGATTTTATAATAGGTTTCCATTCACTTTTTAATTCATTGTAATCAAAACACAAAGGATATTTACCAGAAGGTATTACATGATTATTAGGAAGTTCATTACATTTTTTAGATGTTTTACATTGAATATCCCATGTTTGGGATTTTTTAGTTAATAAAGCAATTTTAAAATCTTCTATTCGATCTAAAAATGATCTTAAATTTTCATAATCATCAATAAATGCAACTTCTATTATATCCCTATGCTTTGCTACTTTTTCATAAATCATATTTAATGGAGGTCCACTTTTTGGGTTTAAAGACAATTTTAATTGAGTAGAATTACCTTTTAAACCTTCTTCGTAAAAACTTGCTTGATCTATACTACCAGGAAATCTGCTATTATCAAAAAAATTACTACAATTCCAAAAACAATTCATAAGTTGAACTTTTTCTCTAAGATTTAATTGTTTTAATCCTTCCTCGGTTAACATTTCTTTTGTTACTTCAAAACAACCAGGACTAACATATCTTGAAGTACCCTTTAAACGTTTACTGGCTTGATGAAGAGGCATACCATTATTTAATAAATCAATTAAATTATAATTACCAGATGCAATAGTAACGGCATATTTTTTATCAATTGCTATACAAGCTTTTATACCTTCTTCTGTTATTTTAATAATTTTTAACAAAAATTTTTCTATAGCTTCATTTAAAATATGATCTGATTGCATAATAATAGCCATTACACTTTGTTTTTCTGATTCAAATAACATTCGTTTTGTATTTTCTGAAACGTTAGTTTCAACTTCAAAATCTGGATCCCAATTTCTTTCAAAATCAAACATAATTTCTTTTACACTTATCTCTTGTTCTGGATTAAAATCTCTTGTTTTTGAAATATTAAGTGAAGTTGGTAAATAATTTATTGCTTCATAAATTCTTGCATTTGCATTACTAACTTTTGGTTCACTTTCACTATTATTATTAGATTTATCCTCTAAAGTTCTCAATGAATTATTATACCAATTCCAATATTGTATTGGTTTATTACGAAATAATCCCTCTGGTGCTCCACTATTTTCTATTTTTTTTTCAAACATATCCTTTATATCATTCGGTAATCTCGAATAAATTACATCTCTTAATATTGGATTACTACTCCCTCTTTCTTTATATATAGTATTTATACGACTTCTTAATTCTATACAATTATCTTCAATTTGTGACATATATACTATATTATCATATAATTTATTTCATTGTTTTTTGCATATTTTCAATATATTCAACAATTATATCTAATTTACGTTCTAATCTTTTAAAATTTTCTAACCAATAATTTTCACTTACAGGTAAAAAATTATCATTATCTATCTTTTTTAGTTTACTAAATATATCTTTTTCTTCTCTCGTTTGAAAATTATTATTATCTTTTGTGTCAGGTAAATTATGTATTTCTTCAATTTTTGATATTGGATTAAATGATGAATCGATTCCCAACCATTTTTTACCCTCTTCGATATCACCAACATTTACATTATCATATTTCCTTTGTTCTATTTTCTTTTGTAATTCATCTTCTACATTAAGTAATGGTTCGTCTTGATTATCTTTAAAATCTATTTCATTTGGAATTTCATTTTTCATAGAATCAGTAAAATCATTTTGCCTTATCTTTAATCTTCTCTCAAAATCACTTATACGACCATCAGATATTTCTTGTTTTGTTATTTTCTCATTTACTTTATTATTATCCAGAAATTTATTAAATTCCATTAAAAAAATTTTATTTAATTCTAATAGTTCTTTATTTTTGTTATTATTATTAACATCTTCAAGTAATTCTTCAAAGCTTTTTTTAACAGCAATTACATTTCTATTTATTTCTGTTTTAAATTTATCGTTATCACTCATAATATCCCATAAAAATCCTTTATTTTCATCTGACAAAAACATATTATAATAAACTATTATAATATTTTTTTATATCATATCAATATCAATATACATTGTTAAAATATACTTTTCTATATTTTGCCATTTCATCATCACTTATTTTCCCTTTTTTTAATAAATCATTCCAAATATTTACTGATTTTATCATATTTGTTATAAAAAATAATGAATATATACCACATTCTGTATCTTCTTTTTGGTGCGAATTTGGATGTATTTCATCGAACTTTAAATTAATTCCTAGTAAGCTACCTTGCTTCTTTACTGTATTACAAAATTTTTTTATTTGTTTTGGTACCTTATCTCCTACACTATCAAAATAATATATTGTTTTTGATTTTAAATCTATAAATACTGAAACCCAATGTGAACCACCTTTATCATGAGGATCTAAATTAAAAATTACACCTATTTTATTTAAATTTCTTTTTATTAATTTATCTAGATTAAATTTACATAATTCTTCCCAAACACATTCTCCATATGCCAACTGAGTATCATAATCAATAGGAGATGGACCAATAAACTCAAAATTATTATATTTTTTCTCATATTGTTTCATTACTTTAGATATATCAGTACTACTTAACCATTCATTCGGGTTTTTATTCCATGTAGAAGGTGCAAATGGAGCAAAAAAATCATTAATTAATTTTTTCTTTGTGTCATATTTATATAATAATTTTCTCATCCAACAAGATTCTTGTCTACATGTATAACTTAGTTTATCTTTCAAAGTTTTCCATATATTCAAATTATCATTGTGTTTAATTTCACTTTCAGGGTGTTTTTTATTCCAAGAGTCTTTTAATTTATTTAAAATTTCACCTGTATAACATGTAAAATTCTCTGCAGAATTATTATTTATGTTACATACATCTTTTATAAATTCATTATTCTTTTTTGTTTTATTATTTTTTTTATTACTCTTTCTAGTATTTTTTCTTTTTCTTTTTCTAGATATTGGCATAATATATATCTATATTTTTCTTTTTTAAAAAAATTTACTTGTTATTTCTTTGAACTCTTGTATGATTATTAAATATATTGTATGACATACCATTTTTATCAGGATTAAAAGGTTTAAAATCTTCTTTTTCAAACAATAAAGGATGATTCAATTTTTCATTTGGAATACTATTATCTACTTTAACTGTTTCTTGAAATAGATCACTTACTGAACTTGGTACATAAACTGATTGATTACACTTTTGAATACCAAAATATGAATTTCTTAAATTATTTTCTAAATCTATATTTTTGATATATCCAGAATAAGGTCCTTTGTCATTACCTGGATTGAATGTTTCTTCTACATCATAAAAACTTCTTTTTTCCGTATTATTATTTTGGTATCTTATGTTCAAAGCAGGATATTTTATATATTTTGTTTGAACTGGTCTAAAACTAAATTGTGTTTCCAAACGATTATCTGGTATGTTTCTACTATATATACCCTTATTAATATTTTCATGATTCGTATCATTACATAAATAAAAACCATCTATTACACCATGAATTTTATTATCTTGATCCATATATAATTTATATAATATAATTTTTATATAAAATATTAATAATTAAATATTTTTATTCATTCTAGTTGGAAGTCCATGTCCAAAAAGGATCATGTAAATCAATACAACACTACTAATAAGAATACTTCTATTTTCAGCTACTTTATTAGGTTGACCTAATACATATTTCATAACTAAATATATAAGAACGCCAATTATAATAGAATGTAACAAATGTGTTAATCCTCTTTCCATTTTATAAAATATGTAAATATTTTAATAATTTAAACTTTTTTGATAAATAACGTAAAATATGAATAACCCATAGAAATTCTTTGATATCAAATCTAATATATTGTAACTTATATTTTTAAGATTAAAATTAAATAAAGCAGCAACACCGTATAATGACCATGTTACAAACAAAAAATTAAATAAATATTTATTAATTATATTATCACCTACGTAATTATCGTATATTTCTTTAAATGATAAGTAAAAAAACAAAAAACCTAAAGGAAAGCTTATCATTTTTGAAACAATGTCCATTTCTCCTAAAACACCAAACAACAACATCAAAAAATTATAAAAAACAACTTTACCTATATTCTCTTTATCCTCTTTAATTACATCTTCTGTCTGTAAATCTTCTTTTTTATCTTTACTTGTATTGTATTTCATGTACATTACTGTTGATATTAACATTAATGGTGTTGTTATATTCCAGTCAATGTATCTTATTATAGTTACATTATTAGGTAACTTATCAAAATTACTTACAAGCCAATAATAAAAAACAAATTCTACTGCTTGAACTATTGTTTCTAATTTTAATACATCAAGTAATATTTGATCTTCTGGTTTTAACTTTATAAATAATCCTAAACTTCCTATTGCACCAGTTATTAATTGTAAGTATAAAGAAATATATGCAGTGTAGTATAATATTTTTTTATAATCCATATATATAATTAATAAATGAAAAAAATATATGAAAATATTTTTGATTATTCTATTATAATAGTATATTTGTTATACTTCATTATTGTATATAATCTTTATTCCTCACATAAAATATCATTTGGAAATAACCTATTATCACAAGAAAAATTAAAAGAATATTTAGACAAAATCCAAATCTTTTTAAGACTATTCGTTATGTCTATATTGTTAATCAGATTCAATCCATTAACTAAAACTAGTTTTACTGATTTTGACAGAAAATTAGTATTCGCATCATCACTCTTTCTACTTAGTACTACAGGAATAAACGAAATAATCAAAAGTCTATTATTAAATCTAACATCTTCTTAGAAGCAATCTTGTCTATTTCTTTTTCTTCTTCTTTCTTTATAATGTGTTCATAATTTATATCTTTTAAAGATACATTTAAAAAATCTATAAACTTATTCTTATTACTCATAATTATTTTAGAACTTTCTAAAAAACGACCAAACAAATCATTTAAAGATAAAGAATACACATAAGGTTTTACATGTATATAATAAACGTTTTCATGTTCCATATATCTATGTTTCATGTCATCTATAAAACAAACTTGAGTATCATTTGGTAATTTTGTACATTTTATCAAATCATCATATGTTTTATAATTAGTTGTACGCATTCTTTCTATAATATCTCCATTCACCATAAATGCACATATAACATTATCAAATTTTAAACCTTCACATATACTCTCTAAATACCCTTTTATGCGTGTCGTCCACATTTTAGGCCCTTGATTATTTGTATATATACATATTTTATCTATTTTTCCAATACTTTTTTGAGATGTTAAATATTTAAATATATTACAAATTTCAGGTCTTAAACATTCTTTTCTATATAAGTTCATTATGCTATCAAATTGAGTTTGTGATAATCTTTTATTCATATAATTTTCTATACTTTTAAATAATATTGATAACTGAGAAAAGTATCCTAATGTTCCATCCATATCAAATACTACAATTCTTTTTGTCATATTATAATAACATATTTTTATATTTACATATATTATTAGGTACTATGACAACATTAAATCAAGAGGATTACAAAAATGTTTTAAAATATTATAATAAAAATATTCCTTCTGACAAAAGCAAACTAAAATCAATAGCTGAAGATATTATTGCTAGTAAATTATGTAATTGTATTAAAAAAATTAACAAAAATTATTCAGAACAACCTAAAAGTATTGGAATTTGTAAAAATTCAGTTTTAAAAAAAAAAAATTTATCAGTATACAAATTTAAGTGTGCAAAAAAGAAAGCATATTTAGTAGGTAAAACAAGATCTAAAAAACTTCTTAAAAATGGAATTATTCCTTCTGGTAAAAGAACACGCAAAAAAAATTAATTTTTTTTTAAATAATTCATAACAGATAATAAAACCTTTTCTTGATTAGTTAATTTTCGAAATATCAAATTTTCATCCATTTTTATTTGAAAACAACATCTCTTTCTGCCATAATTATTTTTACATATTATAAATGTACCACCATCTCTTAACTCAACATCACATATTGTACCTCCTGATGTCAATTTTATATCATCGGGTTTAAGTAAGTTTATCCAACGAATATAACAACCGTTTAAAAAATGAGGTATTTCATCAATGTAAACATAATCTTCTAATTTATCTAATATTTCATCTTTATAATTATTATCTAAGTATAAGTCATTTATTACATTAGCCTTCATATTATCTATTTCTTCTGTCGTTAAATTCATTATATAAGAATTATCTTCATTATCTAATGCTGTTTGTAGTATTTCCATTGTTTTTTCTTTATTATTTTCTTTATCATTCATAATTATATTCTAGTCTTATTTTTATATTTATTAATTAAATTTAATCACTTTAATTAATAAACAAAATGTTTACATCATAAGACGAATAATTAATAAAAATACTAAACTGTGTACAACAACTCCAACTTGTGTAGCACAACCATTTCCATCGGAAATTTTAACTAACTTTCCTAAAATCTTGTTAACTAATTTGTAAGTCATAGGATTAGCAATTACAAAAAAGATAATTGCAGAGTATAAAGAATACCACCATTTAAGAGTGTCGGCATCATGAACGACAGAGGACTTTTCACCCATTATATATATGAAAAATATTTTTTTTTAAAACCATATATAAAATTCATCATCTGTGAAATTTTCAGGAAGAGTATTATTTTTATTATTATTCAGTTGATTTTTTTCTTCATCCCTCTTTTTTTTAGCTTCACTCATAGTTCTATTGTATGCTTTGTAAATATTTAATTGTTTAGGATCTATTAAGAATACAATTGGTTTATCCTCTTTTTTTATTTCTTTATTATCTTTTATTTTTTTAAATTGTTCTTCTAAATATTTTTTTTCCTTCTTCTTTTTATTTACCTTTTTATCATTTTTTGTATTATGATCTTTATATGCCCCGTAATTTTGTCTTATATTTTCCTTTATATCTTCTAAAAATGTATCTTTTGTGTAAACATTTCTTTCATTGATATTATTCATATTAAAAAAACTAATGTTCCTTTCTATTAATGTAGTGATATTATAAACAGACTCTTCAATATCATAACTTAAAGGTTTATTTAAATTGTAATAATCATTTTCAAACATATTTCTTTTAATGTTTATTTTACGCATTGAAAAATGAAACAAAAAACATGAAGATACATTAAACAACAAAAATATATGATAATAAAACATGGTGTATTATATCTATATACAAAAAATTTTTTATATATATCAATTAAAAAATATATTATTAATTAATTCATTAAGTATAAATTCTAGCTATCTATCTACAATGCTCTAGTAGTTAAGCTTTGTAAAGCATTAACTACTGCATCTATCACTCTCTGCTCATGTTGTCCGATTGCGTTATCACTTCTAGTTGTTACATTATTATTAGGAAGTTCATCTTCTTCAAAAACAGAAGCTAAATTATAAACTTCACGAGAAGCTCTTCTAGGTCTTCCTCTTCGACGACGTTGTCTTGGCTCTTCATAATCATCTTCTACTGTAGGAGGTAGCCATCCATCAACACGTTTTGCAAATTCTGTTCTACAACAAGGACAATTATTTCCTTGAGGATTTTGAAAATGACTTAAAATACAATCACAACAAAATTTGTGACCACACTTAGTAATCATTACATTTGCTTCACCAAGTTCATCCCAACAAATACCACATGTTGTAGAATCACTTACAACAACATTCATTGGTTGTGTATCGGCAGGTGGTGGTGGCATGTTACTTAGATCAGGAGGAGGTAACATTACGCCTCTTCGAATTTGATTTGTATTATTAGCACTTGCATTACTAACAGTCACAGAATTAGGAGATGCTGGAGGTTCATTCTCCTCGTTTTCAACAGTCAAATCAAATTCTCTCAGTAAATTACGATTAACATTATAAGACCCTTGTACAAATCCAAAATGTTCTTCATGAAGAGTCTTTACTCTGTCAAGAACTCTTAATCTAGCTGTTTTTGAATCACATTGTCCACGAGGACGATCTAAACACTTAGATAATTTTGATCTATGACCATTGTTAAACCAACTTCTAGCTGGAGGTTTCCAATTACGATCATTTGGACCAATCATAACTATACTATCACAATTTGGATATAAATTACTTAATGCAGGAGGCATACAACCCTCGCTTATTAATCGACCAACATGTTTATATTCTTCACCTGATGCATTTTCATATATCATTTGAATACCTTCATGCTCGTTATAACCAAAACGATTATGAATCCATCCAATATTTCGATAATTAATGTAGATGCATGTAAACCACCAGTTTCTATTTGTTTGATCACTCCCATCAAATAATGGATCATAACCATTAGTAAATATACATTGAGCACGATGCTCAATCAAATTAGGGCATGTAGAAACTGTGTGATTTTCAGAACAGAAAGAGCAAACCATTTTTTAATGTAATAGTAAATCAGTATATATTTCTTATTCAATTTTGTTTGAAATTGGAATCAATTTTTTTTAAATAGATTAGAGGGGGGGGGTCCAAATCAATTTTTTTGAAATAAATATATTGATCCAGACTTATTCAAAAAAAATTGATTTGCTTTGAAAACAAATTGAATAAGGTATACTATTAATCAATTACTGATTACACAAGCAATCAAAACTACTACAACAATGCAAGCTCAAACTACTTTCCAAACCACCTTCACTCGTTCTGATGTTCGTGAGTTTCTTCGTGCTAAGTGTGCTAAGAACTTTCTTAAGAAGATGAATGAAGATGATAAAGAAAAGTTGTTTACCGAGGCCAATACGGATAAAGCAAGAGATGATTTTAAAAACTCTGATTGGGTGAAAGAAATCATTGGATCTTGGGATCGTGTTGAGGCTGATTATATTCCTGTTTCCGAAATGGAGGTTGTTGTGATGAAACCTGAACAAGTTGACGCACTTAACCAAAAATTCGAAAAAAAGGAAGCTGATCGCATCTCAAAACAAGAGGAAAAGATGGCAGCTAAGGAAGAAGCTAAGAAAGCCAAGTTAGCTGCTAAGGAAGAAGCTAAGCAAGCCAAGCAAGCCGAAAAGGAAGCCGCTAAGCAAGCTAAGGTAGAAGCCAAGGAAGCCGCTAAGGAAGAAGCTAAGCAAGCCAAGTTAGCTGCTAAGGAAGAAGCTAAGCAAGCCAAGTTAGCCGCTAAAGAGGCAGATAAGCAAGCTAAAATTGAAGCCAAGATGGCTGAAAAAGAAGCTGCTAAAGCCTTAAAACTATTTGAAAAAGATAAGACCAAGACGACTAAATCTGTTATTCGTCATGTTGTTCTTAAGTTAACTGATAGTGACAAGCGTCTCTTGATTTGTGATAATCTTGACTTCTTTAGCAACCAACTTGTTCAAGACAAGGAAGAAGGTGAAGTGTTAACAATTGATGAGGTAATTGCCAAGGCAAGAAGTCCTCTATATAAGAGGTTCCTCTTTGAAAATCAAAGCTTTATTAGCAACATGTCTTATTATGAATCAGCAGTTGGAATTGTTGCTGAAATTGACAATGAAAGTGTATCTACAGAAGAAAATTAAGGTAAGTACTAGCTAGGAGTAGATAGAATAGATATTTATATTTAATTAATTAATTAATCTTTTTTAATTTTTATTAATATTATAATATTTATTAATATTAATAGTATGAATAATGTATTATATGATGGATTAGTTGGTCTTCTATTTTTTGGTGGATTGTCTTATGTATCTAACAAATACAAAGATAAAACATATTATTTTAAATTAGTTGCGTTTTTTTGGGCAGCACCATTTACATATTTTTATTTACTTTACATAACTTCTCGTTCTGGAAAAAAAGCATTAGATGGATTTAATAAACATGCACTCATTGGAACAATTGCTACAGCAATTCTTATATTGAATTATATGTTGTTAAAGGAAAGTTTTGAAATTAATCAAATAATAATAATAACTTTTATTTTAACTATAATTTTTACTTTTGGATATTACTATTTTAAAATATTTGAAAAAGTTTAAAAACAATATTCTAGTATTATCATGGGAGGTGTAACAAGTTGTTTTAATAACTGCATAAAAATTATATCTTATGAAGATGATGAAGTTATGACAAATAATAATTTATTTATTTCAACAGATTTTTTAGATGATGGAGTTGTTCATAATTCAATGAAAGCACCAAGAGTTCGTTTTAGTTCCAATGATGATTCCCCTCCATTTGAATCAAATAATAAAAATAATGGATACACTAGTTTTCAAAAATTTTATGATAATAAAGTTTTATCTATTTACTAATTTTTGTATTAACGTATTAAATTATTAATAATTATAAATTAATAATTTAAATTTAACAACATTTACATTTGAGACATTTATCATTACAACAATCGCAACAGTCACAACCACCTCTCAATCTTAAAACAAGATGTAATGTACTTTCTTTTTGAATATTATAATCACTCAATGTACGTCCATCTTCAAGTTGCTTACCAGCAAAAATCAATCGTTGTTGGTCTGGTGGAATTCCTTCCTTATCTTGAATTTTTCTTTTAACGTCATCAATAGCATCGGATGGTTCTACATCTAATGTAATAGTTTTTCCAGTGAGTGTCTTGATAAATACTTGCATATCTATATATATATAAACAATATTATTTTTATATAGTTTTACTAATATTTTCATTCAGTTACTGTATTAATTTCATATTTACTAATAATACTTTTAATATCTGAACCATCTATTGTTCTTTTATCTTTAATTAAATTAACTAATTCATCAAACAAGTCGCTATTTTTATCGATTATATCTAATGCTTTTGTATAACCAAATTTGACTAACATTGATATTTCTTCATCTAATTTAATTTTTGTATATTCACTAGGCCCCTCTCTGGCCATTCCTAAATCTCTTCCTATAAATGGTTGAGCATTTGTAGTATCATCAACAGGTCTAAAATCATTACCAAATCCATATGTAGTAACATAGTTCTTTGCAATTTTATTTGCTTGAATTAAATCATTAGATGCACCTGTAGTTATATCTAAATCAATATAGTCATTAAATATATATTTATCAAAATTAGTTTCATTTTTCTTTAATTTTCTGTAAAGATAAACTTCTGCTGCTCTTCCGCCTAGAGCGACCATAAGATTTGCTAACATATATTTTTTTGTTGCGTATTTCATATAACGTTCTTTTGGAGTAAATAATGTGTATCCTCCCATGCCACTTTTATTTTCATTTATAGTTACTTTTCTAACATCAAAGAATTCAGGAAATATAGATGCCATTAAAGCATGTCCTATCTCGTGATTAGAAACTAAATCTACAATATTAGGATCGGATACCTGAACATTTGAAGGTAAACCAATAGTAACTTTTTCATATGCTTTATACAATTCTTCCGAATCTATTTCGGTTTTATTATGTCTTACTTGAAATATAGCTGCTTCATTTGCTAAATTTGCTATATCAGCCCCAGAGAAACCTTGTGTTAATACCGCCAGTTCATCTAAGTCTACATTTTTACTTATTTTCTTATTTCTAAAATGAACTAATGAAATTGCCTTTCTACCTTCCTTATCAGGTAATGGAACTGTTACTTTTCTATCAAATCTACCTGGTCTAGTTAATGCATTATCCAAAATATCAGCACGATTAGTTGCTGCTAAAACAACTATTCCTTCACTTGGTGTAAATCCATCCATATTAGTTAATATTTGATTTAATGTTTGTTCTCTTTCATCATTACCACCTGCTATACCAGTTCCTCTTTGTCTACCTACAGCATCTATTTCATCTATAAATACTACACAAGGTGCCATCTTTTTTGCTTGTTTAAATAATTCTCTTACTCTTTTTGCACCCAAACCAACATACATCTCAATAAATTCAGAACCACTAGCACTTATGAAAGGAACACCTGATTCTCCAGCTACTGCTTTAGCTAATAATGTTTTACCAGTTCCAGGAGATCCTTCCAATAAAACTCCTTTTGGAATTTTAGCTCCAGCATCCTCATATTTTTTTGCATTTTGTAAAAAATCGACTACTTCCATTAATTCAAATTTTGCTTCATCACAACCAGCTACATCATCAAATCTTGTTAATAATGGAGGATCACCCGGTTCTCCTTCCCACATACTATTCATATTTCCTCCAAAAGGCCCTCCTCCTGATTGTCCAGGCATTCCTCCAGGTAAACCTGGTGATGGACCTCCACCACCTCTTCCAGTAAAAAGAATTATTAAATAATTAAAAAATATAGATGCACCAATAAATACACCAACTGTTAAAAGTCCTTGACCTATACTTGATAATAACGGTCCAATTACTGATACAGGTAATTTGTAAACATCAAAATTTACATGATGTGATACTAAAAAATCAACTAATGTATTATATGTCCCAGGTAATAATTTAACACCATGTAAATTACTTGCATGTATATCTCCAGTTATTGGAAAATGTTTAGCATCAATTGCAATTGCTCCATTACCTGAATCAAGTATTGTTACCCCTTCAACATTATTATTTTTTATTTCTTCTATTAATTCACTAAAACTCCATTCTATACCTGGTTCTTGACCTATTAATCCCTTTACTACTTCTGATGGATGTATGTGAAAATCAATAGCAGAAGATACACTTTTATCTTCTAAAACACCTGAAAATTTTTGAATATTATTTCCAAAATCACCAATACTATTTATTGTATTTAAAGGATTACTTGTTGTTTTAAAAGATGATAAACCTTTCTTTAAAATTTTATAATTGTTCAATGTACCAATTCTAAATTTATTTGAAATAAAACTAGAAATTACAGGTAAGTATGCTAATATTAACAAATACTTCATTATTTAATATTAACAATTTTTTTAAATTATTTAAACTTATCACATTTAAAACATTGCGCCAAATGCTCCACCTAGTGCTTCATTAGCTGCCATCAATGGAGTACCACCTTGAAAGTTTTCTCCTGGTGTTGAAGCATTAATTAAAGGATTATCAGTTTTATAATACATACTATCAAACCCATTATTTGCTTCACTCTTTAAACTTAACTTTTCAGGCATTGGAAATTGAGCTGTTGCTCCACTATTATCTGGTGTTCTAACTACTGGACCATTTTTTGGTTTCTCTTCTTCTACATTTGATGTTCCTGTTATGAATTCATATAATCTATCCGTTAATATATTTACTTTCTCTCCAAGTTTTGTATTTAAACTTAAAACTATTACTAAAACTCCTAAAATTGAATTTTTTGTAATGTATGGCTCATACTTTTCACCACTATATGGAGGAACAAAAGTTATTAATCTGTCAATGTAATATAAACCAAAAAACATTACTAAAATTTGTGCAAATATTTCTATTACTATTTCTAAACTACTTTTGGATTCATCAACTTCTGGTACATAAGCTCGTACACCTTTGTTCAATAAAACAACAGGTATTATTGCAAGAAATGCATATTGAAGTGTATTCAATAAATCTGATTTTGTTGTATCATCAAATTTTAAAACATGATTCATAAAATTTAATTTTTCTCCTGATTTTTTACTTGCTTCTTGTAAATCTTCCATATTTATTACTTAGATAATATTATTTAATAAACACATTATAATAAAATTGATTAATATTTAAATAATCATTTAATATTATACTAAAATGGTTAAAATTTGTGATAAGAAATATCCTGAGCCTAATGAAGAAAAATATCAAGAGTATTTTTCTAAATTTTCTTTTCCACTAAGTGATTTTCAAAAATACGCTATTGAAGCTACTGTTGAAGGAAATCATGTTTTAGTTACTGCTCATACTGGATCTGGTAAAACACTACCAGGTGAATTTGCCATTGAATACTTCGTATCTAAAGGGAAAAAGGTTATTTACACAAGTCCAATTAAAGCATTAAGTAATCAGAAATTTTATGAATTCTCTCAAAAATTTCCAAATATATCTTTTGGTATTTTAACTGGTGACATCAAAACAAATCCTGAAGCTGATGTTTTAATTATGACAACTGAAATATTACAAAATACACTTTATTTAAAAAAAAGAGATATTATTACTACATCTAAACTTCATTTTGATATGGATATTCAAAATGAACTTGCATGTGTTATATTTGATGAAATACATTATATTAATGATGAAGATAGAGGTAAAGTATGGGAAGAGTCAATTCTTATGTTACCCCCACACGTTCAAATGGTTATGTTATCAGCTACTATTGATAAACCAGAAGTTTTTGCTGCTTGGTGTGAAAATCGACATCAATCAGATAAAATTGTTTATTTAGCACCTACTAATTTCAGAGTTGTTCCACTTAATCATTACATATATTTAGACACTAACACATCTATATATAAAATATTAAAAGATAAAGATAAAGAAAAAGAAATCAAAAAAGTTATTAGTTTACCTCATGTATTAAAAAAACAAAACGAAAAGTTTAATGATAATAATTTTAATATTATTAAAAAAAATTTACAACTTTTCTCAACCAAAGGTGTTACAATCAAACCTAACTATGTACTTAATAATCTTATTAGATACTTATACAAAAATGATATGTTACCTGCAATATGTTTTGTATTTTCTAGATTTAGAGTTGAAAAATATGCTAAGATGATTAATGTTAATCTATTTGATTATGATGATGCTCATCTTCCTTCAATCATTAGAAGAGATTGTGAAAATATTATTCGTAAATTACCTAATGCACATGAATATCTTAAATTACCAGAATTTAATGAACTAGTTTCATTACTTGAAAAAGGTATCGCAATACATCACGCAGGTATAATGCCTATTCTTAGAGAAATGGTTGAATTATTATTTGGAAAAGGATACATTAAAGTTTTATTTGCTACAGAAACTTTTGCTGTTGGATTAAATATGCCCACTAAAACTGTTATATTTACTTCAATGAACAAATTTACATCTGATGGCCCAAGAGATTTGTATGCTCATGAATATACACAAATGGCAGGAAGAGCAGGAAGAAGAGGATTAGATACTGTAGGACACGTCATACATTGTGCTAATCTTATTTATGATGCTGGATTACCTCATATGAACGGATATAAAAAAATATTATCTGGTGTACCACAAAGTCTTAAATCTAAATTTAAATTCACATATGGTTTGATTCTTAATCTTATATCTGTTGGTAATATGTCCTTCTGTGAATTTATACAAAAAAGTATGTTAAATCAACAAATACAATCACAAATTAACGGAATTAATACTAAAATTGAGTCACTTCTACTAAAAGTTATTGAAGAAAAGGAAAAACTTGATAATATGAATGTTAACATGGAAATAATTAATCAATATTTAGATATTAAAAATCAACTAGATATTACGTTTCAAAACAAAAAAAAACAAAAAGAAAAATTATTACATAATATTAATTCTATTGAGGCTATTTATCCTAATATCAATGAACATATTAAACAACTCGATAATGTAAAAATGATACAAAAAGATATTAATAGTAGTGAAACATCACTTAAAGATACTATCAACTATGTAGAGAATAATGTATCTATTATATTACATATACTACTACAAAACGAATTTATCACAAAAAATGAAGACTTAATTTATTCACTTACTATAAAAGGAAATATTGCTTCTCATATTCACGAAATACATTCCTTACTTGTTGCTGATTTATATGTAAAAGGATATTTTGATGATATGGAAGAGGCTGATCTTATCGGTTTCTTTAGTTGCTTCTCTAATCTTAAAGTTTCTGATGATTATAAAGATTTAAGTTGCCCTGAAAAATATTCTAAAATTAAAAAAGCAATAGATTATTCACATGAATCTATTCAAAAATTTTCTGACTGTGAAACATTACATAATATTTATGATACTTCCGATAATTATGAAATACAATACGATTTTATTAGATATTCCTATATATGGTCAAAATATGTTAATAATGAAAAAGAAGCCAAGAAAATAATAGAAGAAGCAAAATCTGAAAAAAATATATTTTTAGGAGAATTTATTAAAGCACTCTTAAAAATAAATAATATTGCATCTGAATTTGAAAACTTGTGTGAAGTTACAAATAATATGAAGTTATTATCTAAAATTAAAAAAATTCCTGAACTTACAATGAAGTATATTGCAACAAATCAATCGTTATACGTATAAAAATAATATAATTGTTATATTTAAATAAATGCCAAGAACACTTGACGAATTGATGGAAGAATCTAAACAATATACATATAAAGAACCAGATAAACCAAGAGAAAAATGGGAGAATGATGAATGGTTCTTTAAAGCAATATCGATTGTAATTATGGAACCTGTTTTAATAAAATCAGCTCAGATAATATGTGGTTGGTTTCCACCTATGAAAGTTTTATTTAAAACAACCATTAAAAAATATATGGTACATTGTAGTAAACAAACACCATTAAATAATACAATAAAACAACATAATTAAGCTACCATCTCCATTTCCAATTTTTCATGATGATTATAATTCAATACTTCAAAGTCTTCAAACTTATAATCATCTATACTATCATATTTGTTTTTTATTATTAACTTTGGAAATTCATAAACACTATTTTCTAATTGTTTACAAAGTGTTTCTTCATGATTTTTATAAATATGTGCATTACCTATTACATGAACAAATCTCTTTGCCTTCAAATTACAATGATGAGCGATTAAATGTGTTAAAAATGAATAACTAGCTATGTTAAATGGAACACCTAGTCCGACATCACCGCTTCTTTGATATAAACAACACTCTAAACAATCATCATTTGTAACGTTAAATTGTACTAGTGTGTGACAAGGCGGTAAAACCATTTGATGTAACTGACATGGATTCCATGCTGACATCACCAATCGCCTAGAATACCTCTCATTTGGATCTTTTAATTTATTTATTATATAATTTAATTGATCTACACCTTTACCAGTATAATCTGTATGACAATCATTGTACTCTGCGTTAAAATGTCTCCATTGATGTCCATATACAGGGCCTAAATCATTTTCATCTTCATAATATAAACCTTGCGATCTTTTAAAATCATTACTTGCATTTGCGTTCCATATTTTTACTTTTGATTTTTGTAATATACCATTATCTGTTGATCCTGAAATAAACCAAAGTAACTCTTTTAAACATGTTTTCCATGCTACTTTTTTTGTTGTTAACAACGGTAACGAACCATCAACTAAATTATATTTACTCATATTACCAAAAACTGATTTTGTTTTACCATTTCTTGTAATTGTTTCCTCTCCAGTTTCTATTATTTCTTTTATTAAATTTAAATACTGATTTTCATCAAACATAATTAATATATACGAATTATGTTTAAACTTTTTAAAATTTATTTATTAATAAATTATTTTAATACATCCTTCTCTCTCTTCATCAAATATCGTTTTTTCTTTATCTTTAAAAAATTTATTAATAAAATAACTTTCATGTTCTCTTCGACAATCATCTCCATAAATTATAGTCCCTTTCTTAGATAATAGAGTTGACCAATAATAAGGAATTAATCTTCCTGGTGAATTCTGATATTGGGAGCCACCTTGTGGTCCATCAATAATAATAATATCAAATGGCGCTAAATTTTTTATTTCTTCGGGAATTGTATATTTGCTTATAGCATCATCACGCATTTTTAAACTATTTTTAAGTTTTGTTTTATAATCATATTTAATAATATTGGATTTTGGTATATCATTTATATTTAATTTTATATATTCATCTTTATTTTCTATAAAATAAGTATTTTTATTTCCATTATACCACATCTTAGAATCATATCCCAACCCAAATACTAACATTTTAGTATTTGATGTAAAATTACTAAACACATCGTCTATTACATTTTTTGAAATAAGTATTTTTTCGTTATAAAATTCCATATATTTATATATATATATAATCATTTATTCTATCATTTGTAAACGTATCTTTTGTTTTAATTTATTTTGATCCATAAATAAGTATATTTGAAATTTCTTATTTTCAAAATTTTTTACTTCTGTTCTTACTGTTATTCTTGATGCCATTTTCAATTCAGGTAAATACACTATATATTGATATAAACAATCGTTCCTTTGTACTTTATCAAACAAATAACCATCATATATTTTTTCTAACACTTCAGGGTTATTAAAACACATTTCCAACATTGTACAATCGATTTGTATCTTTCTTATTGCTCTCATTGTTACATTTACATAATCCAATTCTGATATCCATTGATCATAAAATTTATTTGCATCATCACTTAACTCTATCATTTTATTATTCTTTTGAAACTGTATCATATTCAAAAGATCTATCAAACGTCTAATTGGTGAAGTTATATGAATATAAGATTCTAAATCTAATAATTCATGCTTTTTGGAATAGTCTGTACTATATTGTCCACTTGAACTATTCCATATTTTTAAGAATTTATTTACTTCATCGGGTACATCGGTTGGAATATTTTCTACATTTCCAAATGCAGCTGATCTATATATTCCATTATTATTTTTTATCATCTCTTTACCACATTGATAATTCATTAATATCATTAAATATGTTATTACATCATAACTTGTTGTAATATCACTTACATATTTTTTCTTTCTATTAAATGAACTAACTATATTTTTTATTAAATTATAATCCTTCATATTTAATAAAGACTCTTCTTCATATCTATAATTTTTTGATACTTTTATTATACTATTATTAAATGAAATATTTGATATATCTAAATTATCATCTATTTCTATATCGATTACAAATGCAAATCTTATCTCCTTTTCTTGTAAACTACATAACATATCAGATAAAACTGTTGGTAACATTGGTCTTTTTCTATCAGGTAAATATATTGTAGATATTCTACGTGAAAATGATTTCCACAGATTTAGATATTCTATCCATACTGTTACATTTGATATATATATACTTAAAACTGTTTTATCATTATTCTTAATTATACCTATTGCATCATCATAATCCATACAACCTTCACCATCTATTGTAAATATATTATCATCTCTTCTGTCATTCATATTTGAATATTTATTCATTATTAACTCAATAAACTCGTTATGAGATTTACTTTTTAATGAATTTGATGTTGCCCTATTAAAACCTTGTATTGATGCGTTTAAACTTTTACAATATAATTGATATTCATAAAAATTATCTAACTTATCTACATTCCCTATGTTTTGTACCATTCTACCTTCAGGATGTTTACTATCCCAATTACTATATTTAAATGTTATATATTTATTTACTAACTTCTTTTTAAAACCGATCCTCTTTATTTCATATGGTATTAAAAACACAGGTAATCTCCTATCATCAGGAATACATTTATATAAATTTTTACCATTCTTCTTACCATATGTTTTATTCTCATCTAATACTAAAACTCCTGCCATACTTTCTACTGACTGAACTGTAGAATGTAACATATCAATATTACTTAAATCTGTTATCTTAAAAACATCTCCACTAAACAATTTCTTATCTACAGGATCAATTCCAGGATTAGTAACATTTTCTAAAGAATTTGCATTAATAAAGCTATATTCACTATATTCTCTATTTTCAATGTATATCCTGTATTGTTCTTCCATGTCACTATTGTAATTCATATTGTAATTTAAATTTTATATATTTTTTATAATTAATTCAATTTTATTCCGAATTAAATTTTAATAATTATATTTAATTATATAATGAGGAAAAATTTATTTAACTGGGTTAAAAATAAAATTCCAAAAATTTCTGAGACTGAGCTAATAGCTTTAAGGAGTGGTAACACATCCATTGATAGGCAAATATTAAGCGCACAAAAAATCGTTTTTCCAAAAAATATTCAACATACTAAAAAACTTCCTGATACTTTACTTAATAATCTATTTGATAATTTTGACTATACTAAAATTTACCCCAATGATAATAAAAACAAATGGATACAATATTTAGCAAAAAATAAATTTTTTAGTTTTATTATTGATGAAAAATATGGAGGTATTAAATTATCTGTTAATGAATTGTCAAATACACTTACTAAAATTGCAAGTGTAGATCCAGCTTTAGGTGTAGTTACAATGGTTCCAAATTCTTTAGGTCCAGGAGAATTATTAACTCTATATGGAACTGAACAGCAAAAGAATAAATATTTACCAAAACTTGCTGATGGTACATTTATTCCTTGTTTTGGTTTAACAGGTCCAAATAATGGTTCAGATGCTACTGGAAAAATTGATGAAGGAAATCTTATTTTAAAAGATGGAAAAAAATATATAGAAATTACAGTTAATAAAAGATACATTACTCTTGGTCCTGTATCTAATCTTATTGGAATTGCATTCCGTTTAAATGATACATATGAATTATTAGATAAAGGAAAACCAGGTGTTACTGTTGCTTTAATTGAGAAAGATACATGTGGTTTACAACAACTAACACATCATAATCCTATGAACGCTGGATTTCCAAATGGTACTCTAAAGGGTGATCTTCTTATTCCTGTTGAAAATATTATTGGTGGAGAAGCTAATGCTGGTAATGGATGGAAAATGTTGATGGAGTGTCTTTCTGCTGGTAGAGGTGTTAGTTTACCTGCTACTGCTAATGCAAGTAGTAAAGTTGCTACTTTTGGAATAGCAAATTACATTCAAATCAGAGAACAGTTTAAAATGCCCTTATCTAAGATGGAAGCCATCCAATTAAAATTTAATAATATGGTTTATAATACATGGATTATACAATCTTCTATATCATTAACAAATGATATATTAGATGAAGGAAACTCTCCAGCTGTTATTAGTGCTATTATGAAACAGCAATGTACCGAACGTGGGAGAATTGTTCTTAATGAAGCTATGGATATTCACGCAGGAGCTTCTATATGTTTAGGGTACAGTAACTTTCTTGAAAAATTTTATAGAGCTGCACCTATTGGTATTACAGTAGAAGGATCAAACACACTTACTAGAAGTCTTATCATTTTCGGTCAAGGATTAAACAAAAGTCATCCACATATATTTAGTATATTAGACTCTATATTAGAAAAAGATGAAGATAAATTTTATCATCATTTTACAAATATAGTAAAAAGTTCTTTACTTATATATTTTAAATCATTACTTAATATTGGCGCAACTACTAAATTGGAAGAACAAAAAATTCATTATGCCAGTTTAGTTAATTTTATCGCATTAAAAGGTGGTTCACTTAAAAAAGAACAAATGTTATCTGGTGATATGGCAGATATTTTTAGTAATTTATACTTGGCATATAGTGTGGAATATTATTATGATAAAAATAACATTAGCTATAAATTAAAAGATTATGTTATTAAGAGATTACTTATTGAGAATAATATATTGATTAACAAAGTATATGATAACATGGGATTATTAGAAAGAATACTTCTTTTCCACATTAAAAAAAGTGTTAATAACATTTCTTACGCTGTAGAAAAAGATGTTTTTAAGGAAATTATGGAAAATAAAGACATATTAGAAAACATAAAAGAAAATATACACGTTAAAAATAACGTATTAGAAGACATGGAAATTATAAATAATACACCACTTGATAATAAAATGAAATCTGATCTAGTTGAAAAAATTATTAATGTTGGTGAATATGAAAACAAATAATAATTATACATTCACTTTTGTATAACATTTTCTACATAGAGGTACATAATTTGTTACTCCTATACTTATTTGTTCACTTTCTTCAGATATTCTATGTGAGAATGGTGCTTTTGTACCATCTTTACAATATGCACATAATGCATGCAATTTAATATAATCATCACATTTTGGTATAAGTTTCAAAACATCTCCGAATACTTGTTGTTTAAAATCTCCGTCCAATGCGGCAATATGAACTCTTTTATCCCATTTTTCAACCATATTTATACAAACTTCGTATAAATCTTCGAAAAATTGTCCTTCATTAATCAATATTACATCGGAATCCATTAGTTTTGGAATAATTTCTTTCAACGTTTTACATTGAATACATGGTATCATTTGTTGATCATGTGTAGATAACAATTCATCGTGGTAACGTTTATCTGCTTCATAATTCACTACACATATTTTTTTACCAATATATTTGTATATTTTATATTGTTGCATCAACCATGATGTTTTTCCTGAAAACATACATCCTCCACAAATACTTAAATATCCGGTATTTTTTTCCATTTTACTTTACTAAATATATTATTATAAAATTAATCATTTTTTTCTATTTTACTAAATATATTATTATTTTTTATATAATATATTTAATTAATAACTAGGATAACTTCCTTGTAATAACATTCCACATTGACCATCACCATCATTATATTCATAACCTCTTCCAAGTTTAATGTAACCATTTTCTCCCCAACTATCACTCCATGAATTCTTTACTAAATAATATTTCTCACCATTTTCTACACCATAACCAACTACTAATACTCCGTGATCTAAGTTTGTACCGCAACTTCCCGTAAATACTCCACTCTTATATAATTGAAAATCTCTACTATCTGCTTGTATAGCGATTGAAACTGGTTGTCTACTTAATGCTGTCATCATTGCATCATCTGAACTACTTTCTACATTATAATATCTTTTTATGTCACTATATTTTACATTATCACATGTTGTTTTACAATCTCCTCTTTGTTTTGTTATTCCAGATGAATATGGATAATCATTCTCACTACATAAACCATCTCTATCTATTATCCAATCAAAAGCATTATTCATTAATCCACCATTACAACCATGATCTTTTCCTCCATTTCCTAGTTTATCACAATCCACTAACTGTTGTTCAGAAAAAGAAACTAATTTATTATTCTTTATATAATACGCACCTTCTAATGCACCTGTTGTAGAAAAACTCCAACAAGAACCACATTGTCCTTGATCTTTCACTTCTGTTACTGCACCTTCATCTACCCAATTAATACTTTCTTTATAATCATAATCACTTACATTTGTTTCAAAAATATTTTCATTTCCTAATAATATTGTTTTAAAACCCATATATTCTTTGAAGTCATCAATTAACATTCCTGAATACTTATTATGTCCTAAAGTATATGTCATATTTTGACTATTTACTTCGTTTATGTATTCATCATTTGATCTCCAATTAATAAATGTATTAGTGTAATCTTGTTCATGATAAGTTAATCTATGTTCTTGAAACCAATTCTCAAATCTTTCAATTAGTGATGATTTCGAAAATCCAATAAAAAACATTGAAAAAATAAAAACTATATTTTTCATTATATAATATATAATGTTCTTTTTATATACTATTTTTCTTTTATTTCCATTTTTATATTTTCTATACTTTTTTCTTCTTTATTTTCTTTTGAAACTTCTTCTGTATTTTCTAAATATTTATCACTTAAATCTATTTTTTTAAATTTTTCATTTTTTATATTATTCATTTGTAAATAATGCATACCTAGATAAGGAATAATTGAAAATATGTTAAAATAATTTCGATACTTCAATGATAACACTTTATTATTATCTTGAAATTTTATACTATAATACCAATATGGAGGAATAAAAATTGTTTGACCCTCTAATAATTTTATATCAATCACTTTTAATCTAGAAAAATCATTTTTAAATTCATCTTGAACATTCCATATATTTATGCTACTTCTAAACTCAAAATTTACATAGTCCATTATTGGGTGTAAATTTTCGTTATAACTTGGTGCTACAAGTTTTATATTACAATCACCCGATGATGCATAAATATAATTCCTATAATTTAAATCATATCTTAAAGGTGTATAACTTCCATTTGATCCAAATAGCATATCATAAAAACAATTAGAATGTAAAGGTGGTCTAAAAAATTTATCCTTTTCCTGCAATCTTTTTAATAATGCTGTATCTTTTATAAATGTTTCATTGTTCTCTGAATAATATTCACTACCTTTATCATTCTTAAAAAGTTTTTGAGATTTTTCATAATTCAAAGGTAAGTACATTAATTCATTACTTTCAGAGTTTGTATTTCTTATTAAAACATCATTTGTCTTAAAACTATCATTTTTTTCTTCTAATATATTTATTGGAAGCATCATTATATTTGCATTTATAATTACAGGTTGTTTTAGACTACATATTTCTTCTAATTTATCTTTTGATACTTCATTCAGTTCATATATTTCAGGATCATTACTTGTTATTGAATGGTAACTTATATGAATATACAAAAATAATACAATTAAAAAAATTATTGCTTCTAATAAATATGACATTAATTAAAATTCATATTTATTTTATTTTATTTTTACGTATTTACATTTAAACTTGTTCATCATCCCTCATCTCTAAATACTCTGGTTCTGGCATATTACATAAACTATGTATTAAGAATACGTTAATTACGATAAATAAAAAAGATAGAAGTCCTAATATATAAATTATTTGGTCCTTATCCATTTATATTATTATATTTACTTTCTAAATTCATATATCATAATAAATTATTCATTATCTGACATTTTGGGTGCTAAAAAGAACTGTAAGTAATTACTATCTGTTATTACCTCATCTAAATCATTGTTATCACTTAATGACAAACTATATAATACTTTTAATGGTATATCATCTTGAATACATATAAATACATTATTAGATAATTTTTGAAATTGTGTAAAATAGTGAATATATCTTGCTGCATAGGATGACTTTAAATCTGTATCGCTTGAATTATTTACAAAATATTCAAACTCATCTGATCCTATTTCTGTTTTCATTTCACCTTGTTCTGATGATTCTGATATTAATTTTACTTTATCATCACTACTAATATATTCGATGTTCACCGTATCACCAAATATTGATAATTGATCGATTAAAGACTTAAACTTTTTTGAAGGTAAACACAAATTTAAATGATATTCGGTTGGTGGAATAGTCATCATCTCTTCTTCATTGTCTATTAAAGGTATTTTAAAATATTTATTAAATTCTTCTTTATTATCACTTTCTGTTATAAAATCTACTTCAAATAAATCATTTTCTAACTTTAATAATATATTTTGTTTACCACCTCGAGCATTCAAAAGTTTAGATAAAATATTACAATTTACACCAACTACTATATCATTTTCTATTTCATAATTATCAAACCATGAACTCATTAAACTTAATTCGAATATACTTACATGAGAACTGTCTAAACCTTGAATATAAAACTTTTCTTCACTTACATTTATATTTATGTTTGTTGTAAACAATTTCAAATTTTGAAAAATATTTACAAAAATTGAACATTTATCTTCGTTTTTTATTTGGATATTCATTATTTATAATATTGTTTATTTCTTAAAATTATTTTCAATTTTATATTATAATATGATAAAAACTAAATTACTTGAAGAGTTAGTTAATGATATTCCATTTGAAATTCCTGAAAAACCTGAAATATATGATATTGTATTAGATAGTGGTGCAACAAATGGTGGTTACCTTATTGGATGTTTGTTATATTTAAAAGAACTTGAAGAAAAAAAATACATTATCATAAGAAAAATTTCAGGAAGTAGTATAGGTTCTATATGTGGATTTTTGTATTTATCTAATAATCTAGATTTATACGAAGACATATATTGTAACTCAAGAGATGATATTATACTTAATATTAATTTCAAGAAATGCACTACTATTCTTAGAAATTATATTCTTCAACAGGATCAAAATTTTTATCAAAAATTTAATAATAAACTTTATGTTTCATATTATGACACATCAAAAAATATTGATATAGTTACTTACAAATATAAAAGTAATAAAGACTTATTTAATAAAATTAGATACTCATCTTATTTACCTATATTTATTGATGGAAATATTACTGCTAATAATAAAATTGATGCTACTATACCTTATCTCTTTTATGAAAAAAATAAAGTATTATTTATTAATTTAACTACATACAAAAAATTATCAAATTGCTTGAATGTGTCTAATAAAAATTCTAGTTATAAGATTTTAAATGGTATTATTGACATACATGAGTTTTATACAACAAAGGTTAAAACTGAATTGTGTAGTTTTGTTAATGATTGGACATTTAATGAAAATACATTATTTCATCTAAGAGTTTTTATTGCATACATTATTAAGTACTTAATATCAAAATTTGTTGAGTTAAAAGAATATTATGAAAACCACAATGAACAATATAAAGCTCAATTTTTTAGATATATTGTAAAAATTGTAAGAAATCATATATTGCTTGCATCAGCATAATTACTACATTTGTGGGTTTCAATCAGAAATAATAAATCACTACAATCTTTTAAATTACTTAAATCATCTACTTTTTTAGATAAACACTCGTTTAATCTATTATTTAAAATATTACAATAATTATTACTTCCATATACTACTTCTGGTTTAGGTTGTCCGGTTTGTTTATCTGAATTACTACTAAATATCATATCTGTAACTTTACGTCCAATAGAACTTCCTGCGCCTAAAGCCATGCCTTCCATAATTGTTGAACCAAAATGTCCACTTTTATTTGTTGATATTACTTTATTATTCGAAGAAGGAGGAGGTGGTGTTTTTTTATTCAAAGAAGGAGGAGGTGGTGTTTTATTTTTTCTCATTATATATTCTTATATCATTTTTCTTTAACTTCTATTCCAATATTATCTTCTATTGTATCTTCATTAATTTTTTCTTCAGCTAATTTCAGGTCATCAAGATCATTATTCACATCATTATTTGTATCTTCTAAAATGTCATCTTTTGGTTCTAACAATTCTTCTTCACCAATAACACTATTGTCTTTTGATTCTGACATTTCTTCATTATCATTTTCACTATTAACACCAACACTTTCTTCACTTGTTTTTAAATAATTATTTATTTGTTCTTCTAATTTTAAAATACTATCACTATGGTTTTTTAAGATTTCATCTTTTTCGGACAACATTGTTTTCATATATGAAACATCAGCAAATAAATTATTGTAATTATCTTGTACAAACTTCAAATTTGCAATAGTACCATCTAACTCTCTTTGTATATTTCCTATTAATTCATCTTTATTTATAGAGCTACTAGTATGTGATTCAAATTGAACACCATTTTCTGATAATATTTCTTCTATATTTGTAATTTTTTGATTTAACATTGCAAATGCCTCAGGTATAGAAAGTTCTCTTCTAGTATTTTCTCTTTCGTAATTACGTTGTACTGGAGGAGGAGGAGGTTGAGATGCATATGGTTCTGCGAAAGAAGAATTTTGATTACTACTAAATCTTGAAGAAGTAGGCATATTTTGTCTAGGCATTGTTCCTTGTAACTGTGACATTCTTTGACTAGAACTCATCGTATTTTTTTGTGGTTGTGGAGGTTGACTTGTTTGAACGCCATTTGTAAATGGACTAGTTCTTTTGTTTTTTTGCGATGCCATTGCACGACTACTCATTATTTATTATCATATTAATTAATTTTTAAATATATATCGCAATGTTTTTTATCTTTGAATATCTAAAACCATTATTTTTTAATATTTATGAATTAACAGAAACTGTTAATTTAAGTTAACTTTTAAAATTGATTTAAAAAATGAAGAAGAAGTAAGTACAAATACAATGGTTGAAATAAATGACAAACTTAAAGTTATTTCATTATTTACAGGAATTGGTGGTATGGATATGGGATTTGATGGTGAAGTAATTGTACACAAAGATTCAATTATAAATAAAGAGTTTATAGATAAACCATATACTATAAATGATTTTGTTGTACTGAAAAAAAATAACTTTGATTGTATATTTCAAAATGATATACTTGAAGGGGCAAAAGAAATATTTGGATTTAATAGTGATAATTCAAAATATAACACAACAAGTATTTATAATTTGATTTCAGAAAACTTCATATTTCCGAAAGCAGATATAGTTATCGGAGGATTTCCTTGTCAGGACTTTTCACACGCAGGAAAACGGAAAGGATTTGAAAGTAATAAAGGACACGATCTAAAAGAAAAAGTAGACATTGAAAAAGAAAATAGTAGAGGGACATTGTATAAAAGTTTTGTTGAAGTGGTTAAAAAAGTTCAACCAAAAATGTTCGTTGCTGAAAATGTATATGGTCTTATTACTATGAAAAATGAGCCTATCAAACAAATTATGAACGATTTTTCTGAATTAGGTTATGATGTTAATTATCAAATTGTATATTGTCCCGATTTTGGGATACCACAAACTCGTAAGCGAGTTATAATTATGGGGATTTCAAAAGAAAGAGATATAGATATTAATGAAGGATGGAATATAATTACAAAAAATAAAACTGAATGTTGTATCGGAAAATATTTTGAACATCTTGTAGAACCTGATATTACAAACGATATTTCACAAATGGTATATTCAAAAGCCAAAAAACTTAAAAAAGGTCAAGGGCAAACAGAAATTAATCTTAATACATTTGCACCTACAATGAGAGCTGAACATCATGGAAATATTGAATTCCGTAGACACGCTAATAGTAAGATAAATATTAATGAAAATAATATGATTGAACGACGATTAACAGTTAGAGAGGCAGGATTAATTCAAACATTTCCTCCAAATTATGTGTTTAGTAACAAAAAAAATATGGTCGCATATAAGTATATCGGAAATGCTGTTCCGCCTTTATTGGGTTATTTAATTGCCGATAAAGTCAATGAGTTATGTAAAAGTCATTTTCATTAAATATTTTCAACTTGTAAAGAAATCTTATCTATTTGAAATTGTTGTTCTGATGTATTTCTCACATAATCATTTATAATTTCTTTTTTTAATATTTTAATCATATCATCTTGCCACGACTTTTGACAGATTGTAGTTTCTTCAATTCTTTTTAACGCACATTTTGCATAGTGCTCTATCCAATCGTTCTTATCTCTAGCAATAAATGGAACTATATTATCTACATCACTCATTTTTTCAAAATTAATAAAAGGTCTTGGAGTTCTATCTTGAAATAAATCAGTATTACTTTCACCCATAGCATTATAATATTGTGAACATCTTACTATATATGGGTCTGAAGCGTTGGTTGGTCTTAGACAATAAATTAGTGTTTGATTAATATCCAAATTTTTTATGGTTGAACCAGGCATTTTCTTACTTTTTGAAGATTTTAATTCTATTTTCTCTTTTGTTTTTATTCCACTAGGATATATAAATGTAATATTTATATCAGGTATTTCACATATAATCTCTATTTCGGTAAACTCCTGATATTTTCTTTTCATTTCATACCACGCTATTTTACAACATTCGCAAGCTAATATAGAATATTCAGTATCAAGATTAGATTCGCCATCATTCCATGTAATGCTTTTTAATTTGTCTTGTCTTTCATTAATTTTTTTTGTTGTTTCAATACCAAGTTTATAAACAATAGATTTGGTAATTTGTGAATAATTTGGTTTTGTTTCAGACATCTTTGGTTTTTTAAGTATAACAATATTTATATATTTTAAATCAATTTTTTATAAACGGTTGAATTTTATCTCTCATTTTTTGGAAAAGGACAAAATTTTTGGGGAAACGAAAAAAATCTCTCAAAATTTTTTATCTCTCAATATTTGGGAAAAAGTGAATTTACACCATTATCGTCTAAATTCCATTTTTTATTTTTCATGTTGTGACCAACGAAAAAAAATTTCTCCAATTTTTATCTCTCATTTTTTGGAAAAGGACAAAATTTTTGGGAAAACGAAAAAAATCTCCCAAATTTTTTATTTCTCAATATTTGGGAAAAAGTGAATTTACACCATTATCGTCTAAATTCCATTTTTTATTTTTCATGTTGTGACCAACGAAAAAAAATTGTGGGAAAGTATTTGAGAATTTTAAAAATGGACAAAATAAAAATGTCCTTTTTCAAAATAATTTGTCCAAGCTCACCGAAAAAAAAATGTCAGTAACAAAATTATATAACATTTTTTGAAAATGAGAGCATTCTCTAGCAAAATCACTTTTTTTTGGAATTTCCAATTTTTGAGATTTTTGCGATTTTTTTTCGTCAAAATCGCCATTTTTCCCAAAAAGAGAGAGATTTTTCGTGCGACAAATACGAAAAACGACGAAATATTTCGTCGCCGAGGATTTTTGTCCATTTTGAAAAAAACGATATAAAAAATCTCCACATATTTTTTTATGACTGATAAAAAATTTTATTGTGTTAAATGTAATTTTTCTACTAATAAACAGTCTAATTATAATTTACATTTACAAACTATGAAACATATAAGAGATAATAATACTATTGAAAATTCTCCATGTATAAAATATTTTAAATGTGATTGTGGAAAAACTTATAAACATCAAAGTTCATTGTCTAATCATAAAAAGGTTTGTAAATGTATAGATAAAAATAATTTAATTCAAGTTGATAAAACAGAGTATGAGAATTTAATATTAAATTATCAAAAAATTAAAGATGAATTAGCTTTATTAAAATGTAAAATTTCTTTTGTAAAAGATATTTTTACTAATTAGTTTAGAGATATTTTTATTCGTATTATATATACGAATAAAAATGTCGCAAAAAGTCGCCAAGGAATATATATGTGAAACATGTGACTATATTACATGTAAAAAGAGTGATTATACAAAACATTTAACAACTAGAAAACATAAATTACGAAGTAATACTATTGAAAACTCTCCATGTATAAAAGATTTTAAATGTGAATGTGGAAAAACTTATAAACACCAAAGTTCTTTATGGAATCATAAACAAAAATGTACAGTAATTGATGTAGAAGTAGTAGAAACAAATGAAAAAGAAGCTCAAAAGGATAAAATTATAATAGAGATGGCGAAGCAGTTAGAAGAGAACAAGATAGTAGCAGAGAAATTGATGGAAAAGGTTGATGAGTTAACGGATACTGTAAAAAATCAACCACCTACTACAACGAATATAGTTAATAATTTCAATTTGAATGTATTCTTGAATGAGACATGTAAAGATGCAATAAATTTAACTGACTTTGTTGACTCTATACAACTTCAATTAAAGGATTTGGAAAATATGGGAAAACTGGGTTATGTTGAAGGCATGTCAAATATTATTATAACAGAGTTAAATAATCTTGAAAAAGAAAAACGTCCCATTCATTGTTCAGATGTAAAACGAGATGTTTTATATATAAAAGATAATGATATATGGGAAAAAGACGATACTAAGGTAAAAGAAGCTGTAAAAAATCTGGAAAAGAAAAACTTTAAACAAATGGGAAATTGGTTACAGGAGAATCCATCTGCAGCTTGTGGTCAGTCAAGTAAGAGTACTGAGTATCATAATATTATTCAAGGGTCTTTTAGTCATGATGAAGATAAGAAGATAAAGAAAGTAATCAAAAATATTGCTAAGGCTGTTCCTCTAAGGGATAAAGATAATAATTAATTATGGGATCTTTGAATTTATGTAATTATAATATAATTTTATAAATTTGAATGGATTAAATAAAACTGTACTAATAGCATGGTGATCACCATATTTATAATTTGTAATGTCTTCCCAAGATTGAATTCCACCACCAGTTATAATTGTAACATCTTTATATTTTGATTTCATATGTTTTGATAATGATTGTGTGTATGGTATTAATGTTTTACCACTTAGCCCTCCATTTTTAACAGGTAATGTATTACAAAAATGAAATTGTTTGAAACCCATCTTGTAATAATTATCTAGTTGTTGGTTATCAATATGTGGGCCACACTTAATTATGCACCATTCTCTATCTTTGTTTAAAAAACTTTGTAAGTTTGTATTTACTAACTCTTTGTTTATGTTTGGGCAACTAATATTAATTTCAATATTAGTATTCGAGGGTAGTTTTTTTTGAAATTGTTTGATGTCTTCTTCTTTTAAAATTGCTATACTAATAATATCTGTGTTATGATTATAATTTTTAATACCATAGTCAATACCCTTATTGCGTAATCCAATTTTATTTACCCATCCTTTTAAAGTAAAATCATAATATAATGTATTATATATTTGTCTTAATAATCCAGGTCTCTCTTCTAAGGTATATGATCCTTTAACAGATTTACAATAAGGAAGAGAGATATAATTACCAAAAGGTGGCCCTATAAAAAGCATTATAGTTAATTATATTATATTTTATTTAATATAATACAATTAAAGTTTTATATTTTAAATAATATTAAAAGGTTTACCTAACTCTCTATTGCGTAATGATTCGTTTGTCTTATTGGGTAAATATTTATATATACTATATAATTCATGTGTATCACGAGACACCTTTTTTTCTGCTTCTTCTAATATGTGATTATGTTCGTGTTCAATATCTTCTATATCAATAAAGAATTGTTCTTGTTCTGAATAGCTCATTTTATTTATATCAAAACCTAATCCTTCACTTTGTTTAACTTTTATGTTAACAAGATGAGATATCCAATTTTTTTTTCGTCCTTCTTCAAATACTTTTATTTTTAAGGACACATCATTAATTTCATACGCAGATAATGAATAACATTGTATTAATAATTTTGATAATTCTTTATTACCATAATACAATGCAACATCTAAAGGTGTCTCACCATGTATGTTTTTATCAAATAATAATTTATATAAATTTGGACCTAATTCAATTAATGTTTTAACACATAAATTTTTTTCTAATTGATCGGCTATTAAAAAATCTGTTTGTACAGCACATGCAAGATGAAGAGCATTGTTTCCGTTAAGATTCGTTGTATAAATATCTGCACCTTTTTCAATAAGTAATTTAGTTGTTGATTCTCTTGCAGTTTGACATGCTAAATGTAATGGTGTTTGTCCGAAACGGTTTTCAACATTTACATTAATATTATCATTATCTAAAAGATATTCTGTTATTTCTAAACCGAGATTATTTGTAATTGAAATATGGAGAGGAGTATTTCCATACTCATCTTCATCATTTAAAAATCTTATTAGCATTAAATTTAATTCATCTTGATTATTAGAATATAATGGATTAGAATATAATGAACTCATAAATTGTGTAATAATTAAATTAACTTCATATTTTGAAATACTAGTACATACAACATGAAGAGGTGTTTTTCCATATATATTTTTATGTGTTAATGTATCAAATATCTCATTTGGTGAAATTTTATAAATAACATCATCAATAAGATCTATAGAATTTTCACATGTATTATGTAAAACACTATTCTCATAATTATCTCTCGATTGTAAATTAACTCCATTGTTTATTAACAAGGAAGCAATATCTTTATGTTTATTTATTAATGCAAGATGAATAGGAGGTGAGTCTACGTTTGAGAGATTTATGTTAGCACCTTTATCTATGAGAATTTTAACTGAATCAATAAACCCTTCTTTACATGCGATTTGTAATGGTGTTCTTGTGGTTTCATCATCACCATCTATATTAGCACCATTTTCTATTAATTTAGTAAGACTTGGATTGGTACCAAAAACGCTATAATGAAGTGGTGTATATCTGTGATTATCTTTTACATTTATATTTACTCTTTTATTCAACAAAAAGTTTAGTCCGTCAATATTTTCACTAACTACTGCCGAAAATATAGGTGCATTAGTCTCAGTTACTGGATTAATTATAGCACCTTTTTCAATAAGATAAAGAACTATATCTTCTCTATAAGAATATTTATTAAATATATTGTAAAGTGGGGTTCTCTCTATAGTTTCTTCATTAACATCATAATTTTCTTCTTCGATAAGATATTTGATAATATCCATATTCTTATTAGATTTTTTATTCCTGTTTTTACATGCAATAGAGAGAAGAGTTAAATCAATATCACGAATTGATTCTTCACCTTTACTTAATATTTTGATTTGATTTGCTTCTTTTTTTAATTTATCTAAATCTTCACTTTGTAATATTTGAACTAATTCACTATGTTTTTCATAATCTGAATATCCTTTAGCTCCTCCCTTCATGAAGAATTTGTTCATCATTCCAGTATCTCTTCTATATTTTTCCATTGCTGATTTTTTAATGTAATTATCTAAAAATTCCGTTTCTCTTGTAAAAACATCAATTCCACCACCAGGAACTTCTAACAGATATTCAAGTGGTTTTTTTCTAATTCTAACCATTTCTCCGTAATCACCCATGATCTCATAGTTTGTTTCACTATCTAAATTAGCACCATTATCAATTAATTTTTTTGCAATTGTTCTTGTATATGCTCCAGAATTACATAAGTAATGAAAAGGTGTTAACATTTGATTATCAGTAATATTAACATCTGCAATTTTCAGATTAAGTATTATATCGATTAACGGTGCGTTATTATAATTTTTACATAACTGATGTAAAGGTGAAATTGAATTGTTATTCACAAGATTAATATCAAATTTTTTGTTTGTTAGAAATATTTCATTTGCAATTTTTATAAAATTAACTAAACTTGGAGCTGTGTTTCGATATTCATTAATATATATTATACATTTTTGAAAAACAGTATCTCCAATAACATCTTGTGTATTTATATCAGCACCGTTGTCTAATAATAATTTCATAATACTTATTTTATTACTTATCATTGATTCAGTTGGGATAATCACTCTATCACCAATACTATTAAAATTTGTACAATGTCGGAAAAAAGATGTGCAACCGTCAATATCTTTTTCATCTACACTAGCACCGTTATTCAATAGAATTTTAATTATTTCTATATGTGCACTATAACATGCCATATGTAGAGGTGTTTCCCCTCGATTGTTTTTAATATTTAGATTTATATTTCCATTTGATAAGGCTATTTGAATGAATTTTTCAACAAATTTTAAGTTATTATTTCTACATGCCTCATGTAGGGGTGTGTGTAAAGTACGTCGATTTTGACCAAATATATCAGCACCATTTTTAATCAAAGTATCTAAAATTGGATTTTCTTGAGTTATCATTTGTGGATATATAAATTTATCTAGTGATATACATAAAACAGGGTTATTATATTGTGTTGTATTTACATCAGCACCATAGTTAATAAGAGTTATTAATACTTTATTTAATTCTTCTAAAATTATAGGATCATCAGTTTCAGTTGATGCATGAACAATCATAGTTAGTGGAGTTTGATTATGAATACCAGTAAAATTAACAACATCCATAATATTATCATATACATCTACAATCTTTCTTTTACCATCATTTGGATCTTCTTCAACTTTTGATAGTGATTTGTCTTTTTGTAATAAAGTTGAAAGAATATCAATTAATATTCTTAATTTTTTTTCATAATCATAACTTTTATTCATAACTTCACTGATAAGTTCTTCACATACAAAATGGATAATCGATACTGATCTTGGATGATTATTAATATTGTATTCATCCCTTAAATTAATATTATCTAATAATATTTTGACACGTTCAATACTTTTCTTTTTAATTGAGTATTTTAGAGGTGATATTTTCATATCATTATCTATATTATACAGATCAGCACCATTATCTATTAGTAGTTTAATAATTGTAGTATTATGTATTTCTACATCAGAAAGACACGCTAAATGAAGAGGTTGATTACCTTCTTTATCTCTCATATCAATCATGCGAATATCTTTAATAGTATTTTTGATATATGGAAGAAGTATATGAAATATTTCTTTATTGTTTTGTAAACATACATTATGTAAGAATGTTCTATTATGATTATCATCTTGTTTAAAAAGTTCTATTTTTTGTGATTCATTTAATTTCTGAAATAAATAATTAAAAATTTTTGCATAGCCTGATTTACATGCTAGCATAATTGGTGTATTTTTATACCTTGAGTTTAAAGAAATATTTAACCATGAAGGAATATCATTAATAGTACCTCTTTTTTTATCAAATTTTTCATATTGCTCAATAATAAGTTTTACCAATTTTAATTTATCATCTTCATCTGCTCTGTATGGATATGGATAATGGTTACATGCATAATGAAGTGGTACATAACTATCACTATCTTTCTCAAATAATAAATATTGAAATATACTTCCATCGTCTACTCCTGAATCTAATTTGTATTCATCTTTTAATAATCTTTCAATTATATTGTAGAAATTTTTTAATGCTAGGTAATGAAAAACACCTCTCATAAATTTTCCTCTAGGAAACATAAGATAATATGTACTGAATATTTCATCTACAACATTTTCCTTAGATAATTTTACTAAAAGTATAGAAGGGAAATTTTCATCGTAGAAGACAAAGCTTTTACTTCTAGTACCAACAATTCCTATGAAACAACCTGAATCTACCAATAATTTAATTCCTTTAATATTATCCTCTTCACTTAATTTGTAAGAATTATAAGTAATAAATGAATTTAAAGGAGATAATTTTTCTGCATTAAATCTATTAAAAAAATCATCTTTATAATCTTCAATAAAGTCATTATCCCAATTGTTATTTCTTGATTCCTGAGCAAGGTTATCATTGAATAATTTTATTAATGTTTCGATAGTATTTAAATCACCTTTATTACATGCAACATGAAATGGTGTTTCATATTTTTTGTTACGTGAATGAATTAATTGTGATTGTTGTCCAAGTTTTATATTATTATATATATATTCTAAAACGTCTGCTTTTCCATTCATTGCTGCATAATGAAAAATATTGTTATGATAATGATCTCTATTATGATGAATACTTTTTAATAAATCTACTTCATAGTAACTGAAATTTGCTTTATTTAATTTTTGTAACATTACTAAATCATTTTTGGCTGCTAAAAGAAGAATATTTGCTTTATTAGCGATTCTAGTTGTATTTAATAAATTTCTTAAATCACTGATATCAATATTATCTAAAATGTTATTAATTGTCTGAATCTCTTTTTTAACATCTATATTTGGAGAATCAAGATCATCCAAAAGTTTTTTTATATCTTGTTCGTTACTAATAGATAGTGATGATAAAGCAACAGATGGATCGGGATCCATTCCACCTATTTTTATTGTATGAATTGTTTTTTTTCTAGTTTTGTTTTTTTTGCATACTGTTTTACTTGTTTTTGTTTGTTTTTTCATATAGTATATTACAATATTTATTATTTTTTTTAAATTTGTAAAAAAAAAATTGATTTATTTATTAGTGGTTTGTAAGTAATATATAAATTAAAATGGCTAGTTTTGATAACGAAACTGTATTAAAGCAATTGATTCTTAGAAAAGAAGAAGAATTAAAGGATCTAAAGATGAAATTGAAAAATATTGTTAATAAAAGAATTTCAGAAGATAATAAAAAAAAATATGAATTTGAACTTTCTATGCAACGTAAATATTTTGAAAATTATATAAATACAATCAATGAATGCTCTAAAGATGAAAATTCAACATTATATAAAATGGAGGAGAGCGATAGACAAGCAAATATTATTCAAGTAAGTCCTGATGATGACGATGAAGATATTGATGAATGGATGGAAAGAATTCAAAATGTAAGTGAGTTCAAAGAAGGTGAATGTTCCTCCATACCAAAGTTTGGAGATATAATTGATTTTACAGGATATAGACATTATGGTATGAAATTTGTAGGAAAAGAAGGAAAATTAATAAAAACATCATTAAAATATGGTTATGGTGATGATATTGAGGCGGGTCTACAAGTTCCATGGGAAATATGTATGTACTTAAAAAATCCACTTGAAAAATATAAGTATTTTGATTTTGTAGCTTCCTTTGAGTTATGTTATAATAATTTAATAGTTCAGGGTTATAAAGCAGCGACATTAGATAAATGTTATATATATCTTCATGATTTCGATTGTGATGAATGGCAATTGTTATCATATGATGTGAATGGTAATGAAACCGTATTATCGAAAGATAATCGTCACATTGAAGATATAAGTTTAGATATATAAATAAAAATCCTAAATATAAAAAAATATTTCCAAAAAAAATAAATAAAATATAATTGTATTTCATGTATCGAAAATTTTTAATATTATTAGTGTATTTTTTTGATTTTTCGGAAACATATAAGAAAAGGTTAAATATTCCTTATAAAAAGGATTTAGTAACATTTAAGAAGTTTACATCTACATATAATAAAGAATATAAGGATGATAAAGATTATTACAATAGTTATATAAATTACAAAAAAAATATTGAATTAATAAACCAACACAACAGCGACACATCGAAAAGTTATACTTTGAAAATAAATCAATTTGCAGATGAGGATATAAGTTCTTTGAAGAAGAATTTGTTTTCATTTAAGTTAGAAAAAGATGATGATGATGAACATAATACTTTAAAATTAAACGAAGAAAAAAAAATGGGTTTTGGTAGTACGTTCTTAGAACCTCCTTCTGTTTTGGATTATAGAAATTTAAATGCAGTAACAGAGGTAAAAGATCAGAAGAGATGTGGAAGTTGTTGGGCATTTAGTGCTGTAGGAGCAATTGAGTCCAAAAATGCAATACATAATGGGGAGTTAGTTAGATTTTCTGAACAGAAAATGGTTGATTGTTCAACATCAAATAGTGCTTGTAGTGGTGGATTAATGCATAAAGCATACGATGATTTAATGTATAAACATGGATTGCCATTAGAGAGTGATTATCCTTACATGGGTATAAAATTGAATTGTACAAGTGATGTTCCAAATTATCCTGGAGCACATATTTTCGGATATAATTTTGTTTTGTCATATTCGACAGAAGCTTTAAAACAAGCTTTACAATATAATCCAGTATGTATAGCATTAGCAGGTCATTCAATGGATTTTTTATTTTATGGTGAAGGAATATTTGATAATAAGAATTCTTCAACAGATAATACACATGCGGTATTATTAGTTGGATACAATACATCAGGTGACGTTCCTTATTGGATAGTAAAAAATTCTTGGAGTAAAAGATGGGGTGAAGATGGATATATTAGAATAAAAATGGAAGATGGTGTAGGAATTTTAGGAATGAATCAATATGGATTGTATCCTTATTAAATAAAATATGATTATAATATATTATAATGTCATTAAGAAGAGATACACCAGCACGTAAAAGAAGAGAAGATAAAGAAACTCCACCGAGAGAAAGAGCGGGACTTACTGGTACTACAAAAGAAATTAAAAGACATAGAGATAGATTACGAGAGGAAAAAAAAGAATCAGGAAAATTTTCTGTATTAAAAAAAAATAAAACTTTCGATGATTTTAATAAAGAATTTGATGAATTGGAAAAACAACAAAGGGGAGAAGATTTTAGTGATGATGATTTAGGTCTTGTGAGTTATGATAATGATGATGAGGAGGATTTAGGTTTAATGGATTATGGTGTTGATAATACGTCATTTAGATCAATAACTGATGAAAAAGAAAAGGAAGAAAATGAAAGAAGAAAAACGTTAGAAAAAAAACATATTAAAAAGGAAAAAACGTGTACGTTAGAAGATTGTACAATATCAGGGGGGACAAAACGTCGTAAAAGAAGTAAATCTAAAAAAACAAAAAGAAGAAAACGAAAATCCCGAAGACGTAAAACTAGAAATAATAGGGGTGGTGGTATTGGAAGACCATCTGAAAATCGAGACCAGCAACCTTTAGATTCTGTTGAACAAAGAGTTAGAAATTTTAGTGATCTAATAATTGCTATAGGAATACAAATAAATCGTGGTGAAAGTATAAATGATAACGTATTTAACAATATTTTAAACATAGGTAGAGGTGATTTAAATGATGCTCTTCTTGAGATGTTTCCGATAGAAAGAGGAGGATCACGAGATGTAAGCATTCGTTTTTTAACTCAAATAAGAGATACTGTTGATAATATAGTGATACCTATAACAGAAGAACAACGATTAAATAAAGGTCAATTATTAGCTGCATTAAATGATATTATAGGTAGTTATAGGTAGAAAATATAATTTATTACTGTAAATAATTTAAAGAGATATTACTGATATATAGTAAGTATGAGTTACAGTTCAGCTCCTGCACAAAGCGCTCAAGGTAATTTTCTTGGTCAAGTTAAGTGGTTCAACGCCAAAGCTGGTTTTGGTTACATTACCGTAATGGATGGTGATAGAAAGGGCGAGGATGTATTTGTTCATCACTCAGCAATTAATGTTAGTGATCGTATGTACAAATATTTAGTTCAAGGTGAGTATGTTGGTTTTGCTATTGGAAAGTCTCAATCTGACAAACATGAGTTTCAAGTAGAAACTGTAGGTGGATTGGGAGATGGAGGAAAATTGATGTGTGAGACACGTCATGAGAATCAACGTGCTCGTCCTCGTGCTGCAGGTGCCAATAGAGGAGGACAAGGTGGTAGAGGTGGAAGACGTCCTCGTAGAGCTCCAGCTAGAAGAGAGGTAAAGGAAGAAGGAAAAGAAGTCTTTGTTGATAATGGACAGGATGCTTAATACTTCAAAAAAATATATAAAAAATAATTAATATTGTATTATATACAATGTATAATACATTATGCAATACATTATACAATGGATCTTTTATTATAAGTGTAGCTACAAGTGGTAGTCTTGCTTGGGTAGTTTTGAGTGATTTATATGATATTCGTATAAATAGAAAGAGATATATACATAATGGCGGATTTAGTGATATATTTGCTTTGAATCCAGGTTCAATAATAGGGTTAGGTCTTGGAATTTCATATTTATATACAGGGAAACCTTTTATATTTGAATAGATATTCCTTTTTTTTGTAAACGTGATGATATTTGATTACGCCAATATTCTATTGTAATTATATCTCTATTTGGACGATGATAGTCAAATACTTTTTCCATAAAGTTCTGAAGAATAATAATAATTATATATTATAAATTATATTATAATATATTATGAAGAGTATTAGAAGAATTAATAAAAATAATAAAAAAACTAGAAAGCAAAAGGGAGGTTATATATTAAATGCAACAAATCCATATTTAATAGCATTATCTGTTGTTGTAGGTGGTTTATACATATATGGTAGGTATTTTGATAATAAAAATGATGTATCTTTAGTAAAAAGTCAAAGGGCAGGTAGAAGAAAAAATAGAACAAGGCGAACCCGTAAGTAATGCATTGTTGGTGTGTGAGTAAAGGATATGATAGATTGTAATAATTGTGTGATTTGCGTGGGAGGCTATATGATAGATTGTAATTATAATGTGATTTGCGTGGGATTAGCGTGTGATTTGC